AATCGGTTGCGCCATTAACGCGGTCGCATAAATGTACTCTGGCGAGGAGCTTCCATATCCGTCTGTCAGCATCGCGGACGCGGACGAATAGCTGTGGACGTAATCCCCGCTCGTCCACCCGGGGTTTGTGGGCCCGACGATGAGAGGGATGGCGAACGATGCCTGAGCAACGGCAGTGGTGCTCTGGGTGATGTTGATCTGGACTAGTTGATCCACCGCGGCCATTTCGTCCGCTCCTTACTGGCTGAGTGTCACCGTTAGGGCAAGCGGCGCACTGTCTGCCGCGCCAGAATCAACCGCACCGGCAACGGGCGCGGACGTAATGCTGCCTTGGTCGATGAGAATATTCGAGGCAACGCCGAGCGTGCAATCCATCTGGGCGCGGCCCTCATAGTCGACGCCAACAATGGCCGACAGGTCCTGAATTTGCCCGGGCAGAAAAACAGCCATACCTGCCGCCTGCAAAATGCCATACACCGCCGGGTCGCCGTCGAGGCGCGCGGCCAACAGGCTAAGGTACCCATAGGCCTCCTCGTGGCTACGCCCGTAAGAATTGATGCTGAGCGTAATGGTGCGCTGCCCGCCGAGATTCCAAAGGCCGCCGACGTTCCCGTCGATTGAATCGCCCCCCGTGCGGGCTGCTGGGACAAGGAATCCAAACGAGATGAACGGACGAGGCGGCCTTGGGATACCCGGGCTCTCGGGCTGCTCCATGATCACGCCGTTCTGCTCAAGCCCCGTCGCTGCCTGGATGGCGCGCACAATGGCGCGGCGCATGGCGTCGTAATCAATCGGGAACGTCGGCGGCATGGCGGCAGAGTAACAGCAAGGGTCGATACGGGACAATTACGGTGCGTCGGTAAATCGCTCGATTCCCGTCGTATCGAAAAGCGGGATCTGGGCCGCGGCAACCTGGTCCTGGACGACCGCTAGGCGTGCCTTGGCATATGAGCCCCACTGCTCGACATCTTGAATCTCATAGACGCGCCCGAGCCGGAGCACGAGGTCGGCAATGCGCATCGGCTGTTCGCGATTTTCGCTATAGACAAAAAGCTGCTCAGCGAACTGCTCGCCCTCGGGTAAAAGACTCACATCCTCGCCCGAGACGGGCTGCACGTTTCCGACAATGCGATATTGCGCGGCGCCGCGCACGACCGGCTTTCCGTCGACGTAATTGACCGATGCTGCGTCAAGGACTCCTGGAGTCGAGGACTGACGGATGGCCGCCAGGATTTCGTCGTTGTTCATAATCCAGGAACTGCCGTGCATTAGATACATTGCCCGCTCCGCGGTTTGGCCCCATCCTTCAGGGCATGCTCCTCGACATTATCATCGTTGCGGCAATCCTCGGGATCATCGCTTACGTGGCGCAGGCGTTCATCCCAGCCCCCGCCGGTCGGTACATCCAGGTCGCCGTGGGGGTGGTCTTCGCCATTTACCTCATCTGGCTATTGGCAGGGGGCCTGGGCGCCCATCCCCCGGCGCGCCTTATCCGCTAGGGCTTTTTCCGGGGCTTGCGGCCACGCCGTTTGCCGAAGCGCTTGACGGCCTTCTTCGCGCCCTTGAGGCCCTTTTTCGCCTCCCGCAGCGCCATTTTCAGACCGCGCTTTGACTGCTTCAGCGTCTTTTTGAGTCCGCGCTTCGTGCCCTTGGTGACGCCGCGAACAGCCTTTTTGAACTCCTTTTGCTGGCGCCGCAGGTCGTCACGTTCCGCCTTTTTGGCGGCCTTGATGGGAGCGTTCTTCGCCTCTCGCTCGGCCTTCGCCTTCGCGACGCGGTGCGCCTCCTCGGCGTCCTTCCCATTTAGGACGACCTGGTAATTCAGCGAGTCCAGCATGAGACCCGTATCGATGAGTGTCTTCGGGACCTTGCCCTCTCGTATTTTCCGGGCTGTGACCGACGGGGCGTTGGGCGGCGGGGTGTTGCTCTTGATGCGGTTGGAAATGAGCTCCGCAATGCGGTAGCCGAGGGCATCCAGGCCCTTGGCCACCGTGAACCTGCCCGACGCGACGTTCTTCAGAATCTCGGCCCGCCACTCGTTAATTTTGCCCTTGTTCGCCTTGATGGGTGCGCGGATAAAGCTGCGCTCCGGGGTCGTATCCGTGCCAAATTCGTTCCAGAAGGCGACCTCGACGACGCGCGGCCCGTTGCCCGGATACCGCGCGTCGCCTTGGAAGCCCACCTGCACGTATGACTCGTCGAGTCGTTGGACGTGATCCAGCAGCTTTCTCAGCTTTTCCCGCCCAATGACTTTGGTTTTCGCGCTGACTTTGATCATGGATCGGCGGTGAGCGCTTGAATCAGCGCGCCGCCGCTAAACGGCCCGAGACCCGTCGCGTTATCGAACCCCGGAACGGCGGGATAGAAACCGTTCGTCGAGCCGTCAGCGACGTCATAAAAGCTTGCCGCGCCGGCCCCATACAGCAGCGGAGCGACCGGATTAAGGGCGCCCTTCCCTGCCGCCTGCCGCGCACCGTTGACCGCTCCGAGCATCCCGGACCACAGCGGCGCCGCGCAGCTCGTCCCGCCGATGACGAACCACTTGCCGGCAACGTACACGGCGTGACCCGTGGCGGGGTCGGCCACCGCCGAGACGTCCGGGACATTGCGGCTCGTCGTCGAACCGTTGGCCGCGGCGACCAATGCCGGCGTCTGCCACGGCACGACGGGCCACCAGCACGACACGCCCCCTCCCCCCTCGGCCCATGCGCTCTCGCTCGAGCGGCCACCGGTGGCGCGGTCGGTCGTGAGCGACGTGCCCCCTACCCCAACGACGAAGGGCTGACTCGCCGGGTCATCGGTGACTAGGTGCTGCCCGTCGTCGCGGGCGCCGCTGTCGCCGCTCGCTGCGAAGACAGTCTGCCCCTGGGCGACCATCTGGCGGAACAGCGCCGCCTCGCTCTGTACGTCCGCCGACGAGAGCTGGTCCTCCGGGACGCCCCAGGAGCACGAAATGATGGGCACCAGCTTCTTATCCCCCAACGTCGGGTTGGCGATTTCGTTCCAGAGGTCAAAGAAGGCATTGCCGTAATTCCCGGCCTGGTAAACCCGCAGCTCCGCCGCGTCCGGAGCCATGGCGGCGACGAGCTCGATGTCGAGGGTCACCTCCTCCTGGCCGCCGGCGTCCTGCACGACGCCATTGAAGCCATCGACCATGATGTCGACGAGGTTGGGGTGGGGCAGGCCATTTTCCTGGGCGTAGAAATTCACGTCATCGTGGTCGTAGCCGTCGAGTTCGATGAGGCCGATGACCTGCCCGGCGCCCCGCGCGTTGTCAGGGACGGAATACACCCGCCGGATATCGTTGGCGGAGTAGGGGCCCGATTGCAGCGGCGCAACCTCGCTGTGGCGCCGCGCGTGGCTATGGCGATGCGCCGGCGTGGCAAGACCGTGCACCGCGAGGACCCGCAGGCCCTCGGGCATAACAAGCGGCTTCACGGGCGCGCGCACCTCCTGACCCGCTGCGATCTTCGGGAAATGCCGAATCTCGGTCGAGAAGGCACGCTCGGCGTCGGCAATGGTGCCCCCGATTCTAAGCGCGCCGGCATGGGCGTTGGGATGCACTCGGAACCCCTGCCGCTTGAAGACAGCGCGCGCATGTTCGATGTCCTCGTCGGTCGGCAAATACCGGGCGGCGAACTCTTCCTGGGATAGAGCCCTGCCAAAATCCGGATTGCCTGGTGTGCGCTGGCGCTCAAGGAAGGCGTCGAGGTCGGCCTCGTTCCGCAGGGCGAGGTGGACGGTCAGGTCGATCCTCGTGTCCGCCTGCACGCGCGCGCCCGCGACCATGCCGTGAAATGACGGCGGGGTGTGGTCGACGACGTCGGGCCGCAGATTGCAAGCGGGAGACGGGCCGCTGATGGGCGGCGGAAAAGGGGCAGGGTTTTCCCCACCGCCGCTTCCGTCGTCCGGGGGAGGAGGGGTCGGACTAGGGTTTGGCGACGGTGGGGAAGGCTGCTGCGTTTGCGGGGGGGACGGTGGGTTTGGGTCTTGGCATCCGGCGAAGGCAGCCATCAGGGCCGCGAGGATTACTGAGCGCATAAATGAGCCTCATGGCCGCCCGCGGCGAATTATGGCTCCGGCAAAATTCCCGCGACGGTCTCGGTGTAGGTCCGTTCGGAGACCGAGCTTACTTGCGTTGTGCCGCGCGCTGCAAACATGCGTTCCGTGAACTGCGGCGGCACGCGATCTCTATCGACCGCTTGGTCGAGTTTGTCGCTTCTGGAAATGCCACCGGCATACGGGCTTGCATGGCACGCCAGGCGTCTGCGCAGGTTGTCGAGGAGGGCCTGGTATCCGTCCCGCTGGCCCGTAACCTCGCGGCTGACGCTTCCTACGGACTCGTCGAAAAGAGGCGCCATCTTGGCGAGCATGAACTCGACGGCGAGAACGGCGGCAGTCAGCGGGTCGCCGCCTGCCTCAGAGAGCACGAACTCAATTTCGCCGTCCGTAAACCGTGGATTCACCGCATCCGTATCGCCAATGCGCAGGCGCACGTCGTCAGCGGGGTTGGCAACCGGATTACCAGAGTAGGGCACGACTCACCTCCTCGCGGCGTCGCCCCCATGCGCCTTGGAGCGGTGGATGGACAGACCGCGTGAGCTGGAGAATACCGCATCGGGGCAGTCGGGGCAGATTATCGCCCCGTCTTCATCGGCGAGCTGCGACGGCCGCGCGTCGTCAGGCGCCAGCGTCGCGCCAGGCTGGTCAAGGCCGATAGCCTGCTCAGGCTTAGCCGGGGTCGGGTCAGCCCTAGCCGGGGCATCGCCTGGCGCCAGGCTAGCGGCCAGCTTTTCGGCTGGGGTGAATTCCGGCGCCAGGCTTGCCGATGCTCGCTCTGCCCCGGTGGGGGGAGGCAGCGGCCGATATTCGATGCCGAAATCCGACGCCTTGCGCTGCGGGGCAGGGGACTCAGGAGGCGGCGTGACGGCGTTCCCGTGCGCGTCGACGCACGCAACGTAGCCGTTCGAAAGGAGCACGCGCTGGTTGTACGGGCCCCACGTCGAGAACTCAGGAATTTCGTCGTTTGGAAAATAGTCGCGCTTGTCGCCGCGGACCATGCGGAGGGCAACATAACGTGGTGTCGTCATGTTGCCCTCATATCACCGTATCAGTGCTGGGTCACGGAGACGCCCAGGCAGCCCAGATCCTTGCCGGTCTGAGCATACTGGAACGCCATCTCGACCTCGATGCGGTCGGAATTTCGGGGCTCGATGCGGAACTTCTTCACGCGGGTCCCCAGGCTCTCGGCGCCGTAGCGACCGGTCCACTCGAACACGTAGCCGGCGGACGGCTGCCGCAGGGCAGGGGCGGGCGCCGAGTAGCAGAGCAGGAACATGTTGCTCGCCATAAAGCCAAAGTTCCCGGTCTGGCCCTCGACAGCCGAGTTGAACACGGCCCGCGCCACGAACAGGCGCTCCACGCCGAGGACCGCGGCAAGCAGGTCCTCGGTCATGATGCCGCGCTGCGTATACTTGAACCGGTCGATGACCACCGGGTTCTGCTTGAGTGCCGCCAACACGTTCGGAGTGATGACCAGCGTGTTCGGGCGGTACCCGGTACGGGACTCGATCTGCATAGCGATGTACTCGATGTCCTGCATCGGATTCGAGCTCGCGCTATCCCAATAGCCGGCGCCATTGACGCTCGGGGAGAAGTCGATGGGGCTGCCGCTGGAGTAGTACCCCTGCCAGATACCTGTCGTCATATAGCTGGACAGGAAGAGCTTTTCGCGCCGGATAAGGAGCTGACGCGTAATGAACTGCGTCGCGTCCATCTCGATATCGAGCGGATCGTCCTGATTGACGCGCTCGTCATCATCCAAATCCATATGGAGCGCCCAACGCGTGCAGAAATACGTCGGGGTGTTATCGATGGAGAATCCAGTACCCACCGACTCCGTTGCGGCACCGCGGGGCGCGGCGTCCGAACGGAACCACGCGTCCTTTGTGTATACGAAATATCGATCGGACACTTTCTGCACAGCCACAGAAGGGAAGACCTTGTCCGAAATGAACGCAGTGTCCGCCTGGCGGTAAGCAATGGAGATGTTCGTAAGCGGCCGGTTTACGTGCAGGTCTGACCGTGTTGGTTGAGTCGGCATTGATTACCCTCAGCATGCCTGGCGCAACCCTTGGTGCTGCGCCGCCGTTGGATACTGCTTGTGAAAACAGCAACCTAAAAAGCTTGCTTTATTGGCCCAGCAAAAAGCCTTACTGGATGCCCAGGGGCTGGAGCAGGACTGTCGCGATATCGCCGCTGACTGCCGAACTGAGGGCGCGACCGACGCCGACAGTGCCGGTCGTGGCCTTAATGAGCGCAGTGCCGTCGCTCTTCCACGTCAGGACGTCGCCGACTGCGATGGTGCCGCCGGCGATGAACTTTGAAACGCCGGAGACGATGACCGTGCCAGGCTCGCCCTGGACGGGGTTGTTTTGCAGGATGCCTATGGGCGGGGTCGTCAGCGATCCCTTCGCCACGAGCGCGGCGCCGCCGACGCCCGTACCGTTGATGTTGGACGCTGCGGCGAGCCATACGGGCGCAAACTGCCACGTTGCCTTCGTGCTCATGTCGACGTCCGCCATCAGGAAGCCGACCAAAATTCCTGGTTGCTCGTAAGCCATCTGAACCCTCGGGTGTTGCTCCTGCTGGTTTTAGCTACGGCATCGATTCGGGGGACTTTTAACGGCCGGCCTTTTTTAGTCGATGCCGGTGTCCCATCCGCCGCCCGCGTTACGGATGCGGCGCTCCTGCTCAGCGTTGATGCGGCGGACGAGCTTTTTGCCCTCGGCGGTCTTCATGATGATGGCCGCGGCCTGCTCCTTGCTCATGGGCGTTCCGCTCTTCCGCACGACGCCGTCGACGAGGGCATCGAGCTCAGCCTGCGCGGAGCCTGCGCTGCCAGTCATCGCGGCGTTCATGCTCGTGCCAATTTCGCCCATGAGATTTTCATCGGCGACGGCGAGCTGTTCGTTGGCGCTCTTAAGGATGGACTCTAGAGCCTCCGCAGACTCTTTGTCGGCGTCCGTCAGCGA